GATATATTTAAACAATAACTATTTAGGTGGAGAAATCTATTTTCCAGAATACGATGTGTCAATTAAGCCTGATGCAGGAGATCTTATATGCTTTCCAGACACCCCAGACTTTGTTCATGGAGTTAAGCCAATTTCTCAGGGGACAAGGTATACAATACCCCGCTGGTTTACACGCATAGTGTGATAAAATAGACTTATAATGTCTACCACATCAAACCTATATGCAGAGAAGATTTATGCAGAACACCCCATTGCTCTCTGGTCTCTTGATGATAAAGCAGACTACATAAGCCTTATTGATGAGTCTGATAGAAATATACTAAACTGGGACATTACTAATGGGTCCGCTGCAGTCCATGCTTTATCAGATGAACCATTTCCAGAAAGCCAAACAACAAAAATAACTGGAGTTTTGACTACTGAAGATTTTGGTCAGATAGTCTGTGTAAGCGATGACATTGTTAATTTTTCAACATTAAATAAAACACTTTCTACATTTTCTATCGGAGCCTTTTTTAATTCTATAAGTGCCTATGCTTCAAGTTTTGAGATTGGATATGAATATTTTGATACAACTAGCGGTAGTAAAATACAAAGGCTAAAGACATACACAACCTCAGTAAAAGACAAATGGTTCTTTATATCAGAAACCTTTGATATACCAGAAGACAATACAGAGTTTAGAGTTGTTTTAAAGATAAACTATATTGGTGGAGCATCAGCAATCGATGACTATCAGTTCTTGGTAAATGGTGTTACAGTAGGTCAATGGTGTGAAGAGTTTAACTCATCATCACTTGGTGTTCAAAAAGTATCTCTACCTTCTGACATTGCTCTTTCTTCGTTTGCAATTCAAGCAGATGCATATGGACTGCAAGATAACAAAGCATATTATCTTGTTAAAGAAAATAGTCTTATGGCAAAGAACACAGGAATTCCATTAGTATATGGCGCATCTAATCTAACTAAACTATTACCTAATGATGGGGATCCCTCTCTAATTATTCCAGGACTTGGCTTCTTGGGCGATGAAGGACAATACAAAGAATACACACTTGAGGCATGGATAAGAATTAATTCGGACTCCGTAACTAAGCAAAGAATTGTTGGGCCAATAGGTTCTGATGATGGACTATATGTAGAAGGCCCTTTCTTAATCTTAAAAATTGGAAACAACTCTGGATCTTATTATGTTGGTGAGTGGACAAGACCAATGCTGGTTCACATAAGAACTTCTGAAAATTATGGATCACTTCTTGTCAATGGAGAAGAGGTTATATCTTTAAATTATTTGTCTTCAGAACTAGTATTTCCTTCAAGGCTTAATGCTAGTTTAAAAAATCAAGACTGGATTGGTTTTTATGCACATGAAGATGTTGCACCAATAGAAATTGATTGTGTTGCACTATATACTTATCAGGTTCCAATTGTGCTTGCAAAAAAGAGATTTGTCTATGGCCAGGGTGTTGAATTTCCAGAAGGAATTAATCAAGCATACAGTGGATCATCTGTATACATTGACTATCCATTTGCAGACTATACAAATAACTACTCTTATCCAAATATAGGAAAATGGAATCAAGCAATTGTTGACAACCTAAAAATAGAAAACCATACGCTGTGTACTCCAACTTACGAATTGCCAGAAATTAAATTGAGCAGTGGAACAACTGAAGAACTTTATCAAGCGCTATCTCCATTGCAAACAGAGCAAGATATGTTCTTTTCTTTTAACGACAAACAAGGCTACATGTATTTTGATCACCTAAACTTTTTAACTAGCAAGGTTAGATCATTCTACGGCTCTTTTAAATTTACTCAGGAACCAACAACAAAGCAAACACTTATTAGAATAGAGTCAAATAATACTGATGACTATTTTGAGATTGCTGCAGTTGGAACTACAATATCTTATAAACTAAGATACAACTCTATTGAGGAAACTCTTGGAACTCTTGTTTGGCCAGGACTTAATTCGGTGTTCTCTGTTGCACTAGATATAGAAAAAGCAACATCTTATTTTGGTGGAATAGTTTCATCATTCTTTGGAAATATAAATACATTAAAATTTTATATTGGTGGAAAGTCAGACCTGACACAAACATTTAAAGGAAAACTATACAAGGCTGGATTTTGTACTGCAAGAAATAACAAAAAAGTTGAACATCTATTTAATGAAAGAGGAATTGCCCTAGACAACGAAGATGTGTTTCATCTATACTCTTTGACTCCTGATGTGGCTTACAACTCTTCAGATGATTATTTTGGAAACAATAGCGGTGAGTTTGATGATATTATTGACAGTGGTTTTCAAGAAGACTTCCCAGTTACTAGTTTTCAATCACACACAGCAAGTTATACTTTGTGTCCGACTGAGTATTTCAACAACTACACACTAGACATTGATGTTCAAGGTTATTGGGAAGACTATATTCCATTAACATACTTTGCTCAATACGTTCAAGATGAAAAGAATGCAGCATATTACGACCTAGATTTAATTCAATTTAACATTAACTATCCAGCCCCATCAATCTTTATTGAGGAAGAGCAGGTTGGGTCTTGGACATACAGAGAACTAAAAGACGAATACAATATCCCAGTACAAAGAACTTATACATCTTTAGATAATCAATTGTTCACGGGGTACTTAAATTATGATGATTTAAAGAACCGTGCCTATAAGAACTATAAGTATGACACATCTGGATCACTGGTTAAGTCTTATATAACATTTCAGTATATTGACAATGGGGCAAACCTTCCAGAATCAAACTTTGCTAACATAGAAAAGCCATCTAACGATTCTATTGTCGTTCCAGGAGATGACTGGATGACTACAAAGTATGAAGTTGTAAACAACATGATTGTTTACCCGCCAGCAGATGTTAGAGTATTAGATCTTGCAATCGTTACTCACCTTGAGTTTAATGTCAAAGGCATTATAAAAAACAAGGTAAAGATTAGAAACTTAGAGTATGCATCACAAGCATTTAACTCAACATCTCCAAACCCAATTGGAACAAGATTTGGTAATGAAATTTATCCATACAAAAAGTCTGGATTCTATTATGATTACAAACAAAAGAATCCTTTTACAATATACAAGGGTAGTTCTCCATACTTATACTTAACTAGGTATACTGGTGTAGAGTTAAAGGGCGTCAATGATCCTATTGTTAATCGTGGATTGGCAATTCCAATTAATGAAGAGATGTCAGAAAACTATAAGGTAATGGCAATGCAGGCTGCAATCAGATACGACAAGGATGCTTTTCCATATGCGTCAACAGAGATCTTTGAGATTGAAGCAAAGAATACACACATTAAATTTTATATGGTTGCTATACATCCAAGTGGAGAAAGAGCAAAGATCTATGCAATTAATGCAAAGACTGGAAAACTTGAAGATGGAATATCATTTTATTGGAATGGCAAATTAGTAAAAGAGCCAGTAATTACTGTTAAGGAATGGGGATTCTTGGGCATATCTTTCCCCAACCTACTTGATTTTACTAGTCGTGTTGGAGCAATAAACCTTAATGGTCCAATAACATTTAATACAATATCTTACTATCAATCAACCAACCTTCAAGAGGTTCAAAAGGTTGAAATCCGTCCATGGTTTGCTGTTAAATATGCAAGCCCCCTCACCCTTGAGTGGGATTATTGGCATACATCGTCCTATATCTGGGATGGCGTTTTAATTCTTGCCTCTACAAGTTATTATGGTGTAGATCCTTCTACTATCTATAAGAGTTATACAGGAACAAATAAGATAGTTATTGATACTGACAAGGTATTTACGGTAAATGGATATGAGTATAATGTCTATAAGGGTATAACATCGCAACAAACAACGCACAGCGCTGTCTAATATGGTATACTTTAGTATATGAATATGCAAGATCCACGTAAAAAGAAGAAGGCATTGCCTAAAATGAAGGGCCAAGTGGGTGAGTCTCGTGCAAAAATTATCGAGAAGCACTATGATTGGGGTCTTTATGTATACAAAAAGGCTAACGGAAAATGGTTTACAGATGGAAACGGCTCAGTCTTAAACATTGAATCTCAAAAAGGAGACATCCTTCAGATATCAAAACTTAAAGATGCTGCAAAATATTACGGGGATGAAGGAGATGGAACATGTGTATTTGTTCCAGGTCTTACAAGAATTTCAGAAGAAGAATACTCTGAGCAAAAGCAAAGACTATCAGAAGGACTTATTCCTTCCATGAATGACCTTGGTGCTGTACAGGCAGCAAAAGATACTATTGCAAAATATGGAAGTGATGACTAATGAGTGAAGACAAAGATTTTTACATTAGAGCAAAGACAGACAGCCCTCTTCCAGAAGATGACACGTTTGCAAAGCAAGATCCATTTAATCAAACATGGGACTTTGTTAAAGATTTGCAGGGACTTGACGCTAATTTTAAAAGAAGAACATCTCGTATAGTAAAGGGTGAAGCAACTCAAGGTTATATTGATAGTTCAAGAGCAGAGAGTTCTGGACTTGATGGCGCTAAGTCAAAAGAGATTAACCCAGGAACAGTTTATAGAAATGCATATGGTTTGTTTGATGTAATTACGCCACCATGGAACCTTTATGAATTAGCAAGTTTTTATGATACATCTTTTGCTAACCACGCAGCAATTGATGCAAAGGTAGAAAACATTGTTGGACTTGGCTATGAGTTTGAAGTTGCTGCAAGAACAATGTTAAAGTTGGAGGCCTCTGAGCCAAAGACTGCAGAAAATGCAAGAAAAAGAATTGAACGAGCAAAGATTGAAATGCGTGATTGGCTAGAGTCATTAAATGATGAAGACTCTTTTACAACAACTATGGAAAAAGTTTTTACAGATTTACAGGCAACAGGAAACGCCTATCTAGAAGTTGGTAGAACGACTCGTGGAGACATCGGTTACGTTGGTCATATTCCTTCAACTACAATGAGAGTCAGAAGACTTCGTGATGGCTTTGTTCAAGTCATTGCAAATAAGGTGGTTTACTTCCGTAACTTTGGTGCAACAAATCCAAACCCACTTGGAACAGATGCACGACCAAATGAAATTATTCACTTTAAAGAATACTCACCACTAAATACTTTTTATGGTGTGCCAGACATCATGTCAGCAATTGGATCACTTCACGGAGATCAACTTGCATCACAGTACAACATTGACTACTTCCAAAATAAAGCAACCCCAAGATATGTTGTAACTCTTAAGGGTGCAAAGTTGTCTCCAGAAGCCGAAGACAAGATGTTTAGATTCTTGCAAACAGGACTCAAGGGGCAAAATCACAGAACTCTATATATACCTTTGCCAGGAGATTCTGAAAATAACAAAGTTGAGTTTAAGATGGATCCAGTTGAAAATGGAATTCAAGAGGCATCATTTAAAGAGTATCGTAAGCAAAACCGTGATGACATTCTTGTTGCACACCAGGTTCCACTTTCAAAACTTGGTGGATCAGATTCATCTGCTATTGCTGCTGCCCTATCACAGGACCGTACCTTTAAAGAGCAGGTAGCAAGACCAGCCCAACGCAATCTAGAAAAAATGATAAACAAAATTGTTAAAGAAAAGACTGACATTCTTGACTTTAAGTTTAATGAATTAACGCTAACTGATGAGATTGCTCAGTCACAGATTATTGAAAGACTTGTTAAAACACAGGTCATGCTTCCTAACGAGGGTAGAGAGATTCTTGGTCTACCACAGAGAAAGGGAGGAGACGAGCCTTTTGATCCAAAGCCAGAGCAGGCAGCAAATGACAATGCCAATCGAGCCAGGGATACAGAAAGAACAAACAGCCAGTCTGATGGACCAGCCACTACAAGTGGTAGAAATCCAAAGGGTGAAGGACGATCATCTCAATAAATGAGACTTGCTTAAAAAGGCGCTATAATATATACTACCATGATTATATCTAAAGCACATTGGGACACTAATGGCGATAATGTTCGCTTATCCATGCCACTCACAAAGATCGACAAAGACCGTCGTATTGTTTCTGGGTTTGCATCTTTAGATAACATTGACAAGCAAGATGATATTGTTACATCAGAAGCATCAATGGATGCATTTGCAAGATTCCGTGGAAACATTAGAGAAATGCACCAACCATCAGCAGTTGGTAAAATGGTTTCATTTAAAGAAGATAAGTATTTTGATCCAGAATCAAAGAAGTTTTATAAGGGAGTGTTTGTTTCTGCATATATTTCAAAGGGTGCAAACGATGCATGGGAAAAAGTTCTTGATGGAACATACACTGGTTTTTCAATTGGCGGAAGAATGAACAAGTGGGATGATGCATATGATGAAAAGTCAGACAAAACAATTAGAGTTATTAAAGAATATGATTTAGTAGAATTGAGTCTTGTTGATTCCCCTGCTAATCAGTTTGCAAACATTGTATCTGTAGAAAAAGTAGATGGTGTAAATGTCGTCAAGGGTGACGAAACAGTTTTAGAAAATGTATTCTATGATAAGGAATCAGGCCTTGTAATGTTATCTGAGAATGAGTCAGAGATTAGCCCAACAACAGGTGAACAAATGGCAAACATAGGGTTCGTTGAAAAAACGGATAGCGAAAAAATAAACATGATGAAATTCTTAGTTGATAGTGCTAAAGGCATTAATACTTCTAAGATTAACAAGGAGGTACAACCTATGACAGAAAACACAGAAACAGTTGCAGAAGTTATTGAAACAGAAGCATCAGTAGAAGTAGCAAAGTCAGAGGTCGCTCCAGAGGTTGATGCAGTAGTTGAAACACCTACAGAAGATATTGTTAAGGCTGATGAAGCCTCAGTATCTGAAGAGATTGCAAAGTCTGAAGAGACTCCTGCAGTTGATGTAGTTGAAGAAGTTACAGAAGTATCTAAATCAGATGAAGCAGTTGTTGACTCAGTTGCTGAAATCAAGAACACTCTAGAATCAGCCTTTAGCGATCTAGTTTCAAAGGTCAACTCTTTGCAGGCAGAAGTAGAAATGCTTAAGTCTTCTAAGGTAGATATTGAAACAGCAAAACAATCATTTGAGGCAGTTGCAAAAGACATTGCGACAGCAGCAAATACATTTAATGAATTTGGTAAGCG